CGGTCCGCCCCCGCCCGTAGTCAACCCCGAGCGGCGAGAGGCGTGCCGGCTCAACCTGCGGCTGTTCTGCGAGACGTACTATTCCGCCGTCTTCTTCCTGGCCTGGTCGGCCGACCACCTGCGGGCGATCGCCAAGATCGAACGGGCGGTCCTGAAGGGCGAGCTGTTCGCCCTGGCCATGCCTCGCGGCAGCGGCAAGACGGCCCTGTGCCTGGCGGCGGCCATCTGGGCCGCCGTCTACGGCCACCACAAGTTCATCTGCCTGATCGCCGCGACCGAGCGGCGGGCCCGCAACCTGCTCCAGATCGGCATCTACCGATCCCTCGAGCGGAACCCGCTGCTCATGGCCGACTTCCCGGAGGTCTGCCATCCCGTCCGCAAGCTGGAGCGGACGCCCCAGCGGGCGGCCAAGCAGAAATGCAACGGGGTTTACACCAGCATTATCTGGACCAAGAACGAAATCGTCCTGCCGACGATCTATCGCGACGACGGCTCGACCACGCCGGCCAGCGGGACCATCATCACCGTCTGCGGCCTGACCGGCGGCGAGGTCCGCGGCCAGATCAAGGACATGCCCGACGGCTCGATGGTCCGCCCGACGCTGGTGCTGCTGGACGACCCGCAGACCAAGGCGTCGGCCAAGAGCGTCACGCAGAGCGAGGACCGCGTCGAGCTGCTCCAGGGCGACGTGCTGGGCATGGCCGGACCGGACCGGGCCATCGCGGGCATGATGCCATGCACCGTCATCCGCCCGCTCGACATGGCAGACGAGATCCTCGACCCCGAGAAGAACCCCGAGTGGCACGGCGAGCGGACCAAGCTGATCTACGCGTTCCCCTCCGACGAAGGCCTGTGGGAGGAGTACACCAACCTCCGCAAGGCGGGGCTGCGACGCGGAGACACGTCGGCGTCTGACGAGTTCTACCGCAAGCGGCGGGCCGCGATGGACTCCGGGGCGAAGGTCGCCTGGCCGGAGCGGTTCTGGGCGGACAAGGGCGAGGTGTCCGCCGTCCAGCACGCGATGAACCTGCTGATCCGCCACGGCGAAGCCATGTTCTTCGCGGAGTTCCAGAACGAGCCGCTGGTGGCCAAGTACGAGGACGACCTGCTGGACGCCGACGCGATCGCCGCCAAGTGCAACCGCCGCCCCGAGTCGACGGTCCCCACGTCGTGCACCCGGCTGACCATGTTCGTGGACGTGCAGAAGAAGCTGCTCTACTACGCGGTGCTCGCGCTCGAGCCGAACTTCACCGGCTACGTCATCGAGTACGGCTCCTGGCCGGACCAGAAGCAGCATCACTTCCTCTACCGCTCCGTGCGGCGGACGCTCCAGACGGCCCACCGCGGGCACGGCGAGGAGGCGGCGATCCTGGCTGGCCTGGAGGACCTGACCGCCGCGAAGATCGGCCGCCCGTGGACCCGCGACGACGGGGCCGCCATGCGGATCACCGCCTGCCTCATCGACGCGGGCTACCAGAAGGACACCGTCGAACTGTTCTGCCGCCAGTCCAAGCACGCGGGCGTCGTGGTCCCGTCCAAGGGGCTTCCGGTCTCGGCCGCGTCGATCCCGCTGGACGAACGCAAGCGGAAGAAAGGCGAGGAGGTCGGCGACAACTGGCGGCTGACCGGCCGCCAGGGCGAGCACTCCGTGCGGCTGATGCTCTTCGACGCCAACCACTGGAAGAGCTTCCTCCACGCCCGGCTCGCGGTGGCCATCGGCGGCAAAGGCTGCCTCTCGCTGTGGGGCCGTTCGGAGGCCCGACACCGCATGATCGCCGAGCACCTCACCGCCGAGTACCGCACGCGGACCGAGGGCCGGGGCCGCACCGTCTACCAGTGGGAGTGTCTGCCCGGCCGCGACAACCACCTGCTGGACTGCGTCGCCGGCTGCCACGTCGCGGCGTCGCTGCTGGGAATCCGCCTCATCGCACCGGCCGTGCCGAAAACCAAACCCGTCAAGACGGCCAAGAAGAAGGCCAAGTACTTTTGACCACTACCCCGAATGGAAAGGACAGCATGATGACACGGAAGTCCAAAGGCACATCGCAAATCGACAACCCGCAACCCAAGGGCGGGCGCCCGCCCGGGACGGCGAACGGCCAGTACGAGACGACGGAGAAGATCCTCCCTCGCTGCATCGCGTGCGGATGCACGGCTGTGTCGCCGATCGCCGGGCGAAAGGCCGTCGTGTTCGATCATTGCGGGATGCACGAAGGCCAGCCCTACACCTCCATCCGCCGCCAGCACAGCCGGTGCACGCACTGCGGCCAGGTGCAGATCGTCACCACTTACACGTTCGACCCGGCCAAATGGACCGAAGGAAAAAACCCTCAAAGATAGGTTTTACCCGTCCGACGCCCCTTGCGGCGTATGGCGTCGGCTGTGTAAGATGCAGCCTGATGAGCCGGGCATCGAACCCGGACGGACGCACAAGTGAATAGGGCCCAGGGAAAACGGCTGATCCCCGTGATCCTTCGGTGACGAAGATCAAGCCCGCCGATCCGACTAGTCGCGGACCGGCGGGCTTTTTCTTTGGGCCGATGCCAGGTGAACGATGGCGACCTTTGCCCAAACGATGATGGCCAAGTACCAGACGCTCCTGATCGAGAACGCCGGTCTGACCAGCGTCGACATCGACGGGCAGAAGGTCGCCTACGCGGACCTGGAGCGAAAGTACGAGCACTGGCGAAAACGCGTGCTCCAGGAAGCCGGCAAGCACCCGGCAATCTCCCGCATCCGCCTCGACGGCTACGGACGGTGAACGTGGCGATCGCCCTGGACAACCAGCTTCGCGAACGTACGGCAAAAGCCCTGGACCGCCTGGCCGCACGGAGCCTGGGCTACGACGCCACCGAAGACATCGGCCGCCGCCGGGCCACCCGAAGCGACACGCGTGCCGAAGATGCCGTCCTGCCGTCGGCCAAGCGGAAGCAGATGGTCGGAACGGCCCGCGACGTGGTCCGCAACTACGTGACCGCGTCGTGGATGATCCGCTCGCACCTCAACTACGTGGCCCGCTTCGCCTTCCAGGCCCGCACCAAGAATGACGCCCTGGACGAGCGGCTGGCGGAGCTGGTGCGGTGGGCGTCCAAGCCCCGCAACTTCGAGGTCACCGGGCGGTTCTCCCTGAACGCCGGCCTGCGGATCAAGGAGGCCCGCAAGATCATCGACGGCGACGTGTTCACGATAAAACTCTCCAGCGGGATGGTCCAGATCGTGGAGGGTGACCGCGTCCGCAACCCGGTCGGAGGCGTCCCGGAGGACCTGGGCGTAGCCGCGAGCGACTGCATCCAGGGCGTCGTCGTCTCGCCGGGCGGGCGGATGCGGGCCGTGATCGTCTGCAAGCGGAACGACGCCGGCGGCTACGTCTTCGAGCGGCTCGTCCAGGCCCGCAACGTCTGGCATGAAGCCTACCACGAGACCACCTTCCGCGTCGACTGCGTGCGTGGCATCACGCCGCTTGCCCCCACGCTCAATACTCAGCAGGACATCTATGAAGGCCTCGACCTGGCGATGGCCAAGGCGAAGGTCGCCCAGATGTTCGGCCTGACCATCTTCCGAGAGAAGCTGGAACAGCACGAGGGATGGGCCCCCGCACCGGCCGACGAAACGGCCGAGACGGAAGGGGAATCGCCCAGCGACGACTCCGACGCGGGAACCGTGGACGCCACCGACGACGACCGCTACGACGTGGACCCCGGGGCCGGCCCGTTCAAGCTGGAACTGGAGCCGGGCGACCGGGCGGAGTTTCTCTCCACCCGCACGCCGGAGAACGAACTGCTGGAGGCGATGCGGTTCGCCACGGACATGTCGCTGAAGGCCCTGGACATCCCGTACTCGTTCTACGACGCCGCGAAGGCCAACTACTACAACCGAAAGGCGGACATCCAGCAGTACCAGGACTCCGCCGACGCCAAGCGGGAGTCCAACCGCACCTGGCTGGACGAATGGCTGCTGTGGAAGCTCCGCCTGTGGGTCCTCAACGGCACGCTCGTCCTGCCCGACGGATGGACGGTCGAAAAGGTTGCGGACCGCTGCGAGTGGCTGCCGACCGGGATGCCGTGGGTCGACAAGCTCCGCGACATGAAGGCCGACGCGATGGCGATCGGCCTGAACCTCGACAGCGAACTGCGAGCAGCCCGCCGCAACGGCGACGACTGCTACCAACTCGCCGGAGAGCGGATGGACCTGGAGGAGTGGATCCTCGCCGAACGCAAGCGGCGAGGGCTTCCAGCCCTCGTGGCGCCAGGCGGGGGCCCAGTGGACGAACCCGTCGGCGGAGGCTCGGACGCGGGCGGAGACGGCTCCGCAGACGGCAAGAAGAAGAAGGTGAACATTACCGACACCGAGGACGAGGGAGACGACGATGCCTGAGACGATTCCACGCCACGCGAAGCTCGAAACCCTGTCCAGCCGGCCCAAGCGTCTGCGAACCTCGCCCTGTCGCGGCCTGAAGGTCTCCGACCGCGAGTCGCCGATCGAGCGGACCGGCGGGATCTTCGCGGCCGGGCTGATCAAGGGGGTCTCGCTCTGCACACGCGGGGAGGCCCTTGGACACAACCTGTGGCTGGACCGGGAATTCATCGTGTCGGTGGTCTCGGCCGCCAACACGCTGGCCAAGGGCGTCAAGTGCCGCTTCACGCATCCGGGCCTCTCCAGCGACGGGCTCGGTACGTTCATCGGCCGCTTCCTCGACTGCCGCCTCAGCGTGGACGGGGAAGCGGTCAAGGCCATCGGCGACCTGCACATTTCGCAGGCCGCACACCGCACGCCGGACGGGGACCTCGCCGGCTACGTGATGGACCTGGCCGAAGAGGACCCATCCGCGTTCGCCATGTCGATCGTCTTCGAGGAGGACTTCAAGGCCGAGACCGAGTTCATTCTCGCCCACGGCGGGACGGTGAGCGAGTCCGGCTACGTCAGCACGGCGGGATTCAAGAGCCCCGACGGCGACAACACCAACAACTACGAGCACGCCCGGCTGGCCGCACTGCTGGCCTGCGACGTGGTGGACGAGCCGGCCGCCAACCCGGACGGACTGTTCCATCGCGAGCAGCAGTTCGCCCAGGAGGCCGAGGCGGCGGCATCCTTTGCACTGGGCCTCTCGCAGGCGAGGCCCACGCTGGTCAACCTCTCACTCGACGCGGACCGCGTGCGAGCGTTCGTGCAGCGGTTCCTCGACACACACAATCTCCAGGTCATACCGAAGGAGACCACCACGATGGAAACCAAGACCAAGCAGACCGAGCAGCCGGACAGCCCCGTCGAGCAGCCCCAGGGCGATGCGTTGTCGAACGAGCCCGAAGGGACCTCCGAGACGCCCTCCGCTGAGGCTCCGGCCGCCGAGCCGATCGAGGAACCCGCGAAGGTCGAGCAGTCCCAGGGCGAGGAGCCCTCGCAGCCCGAAGGGACCGTCGAGACGCCCGCCGAAGAGGAACCCGAACAGCCCGTCGAGCAGTCCGCCGGAGACGCCGGCCGGGCCGAGTGCAAGAAGTTCATCGACGCCTTCGGCGACCAGGGCGGAGCGTGGTATGCGGAGGGCCTCTCGTTCGAGCAGGCCCAGCAGCGCCACGTGGACCAGTTGACGGCTGAGAACGACGCCCTGAAGAAGAAGCTCCAG